AATTTGATACCTGGCGTAGATTTAAGTTCAATACTTAATTCTGATATTGACCAAGCTTCAAAAAACTTATCGTTTTTAGGTAGAAGATCAATTGATAAGTTACTTGCCGGCAGTGGAAAGGCAATTGACCAAGGATTAGGAAACACGGTTAACCCAAAGTCATCGCTGTTTTTTGAAGGTGTAAATTTAAAACAGTTTGATTTTAATTGGACACTTGCGCCAACAGAAAATGCAGAATCTGATAGAATAAGAGATATCATTACAACTATTCGAAGAAACATTCTTCCTACTTATGGGAGTGCAGTTGGTTTTAACAAGGTATTGTTAAATTATCCTAGTACTGTAGATATATTCTTTTTAGGAATTGATGATGGATATTTCTTTAAATATAAAACATGTATGGTACAACAATTTCAAAATAACTACACGCCAAACGGATTGGCCGTTGTAACTGGCGGTAAACCAGCTATGGTATCAATGAATATGACTCTCATGGAAATGGATATACATACATCTGAAGATTATGGCGGAGTATCAACTACTAATGCGTCAGTTTCAAATTTAACAGCTGGTGATCAAATAATAAGCGGCGGAGCGGGGTAAGTTAAATGAGCGGAGAATATTTTGATAAATTTCCAGATATAAGTTATAATAATGTTTTAGTAAAAGACATAACAAAAAGAGTAAATTTTCTAAAGGAAACTTTGCAAGATCCGTATTCTTTTTTGCCGTATACTATTAAGGAAGGCGAAAGAGCTGAGGATATTGCGTATCACTATTACGGCGACTCCAACTATACTTGGCTAATATATTTAGCAAATAATATTATTGACCCGTATAATGAATGGCCGATGGACGAATACACATTTAACCAATATTTAATTAGTAAATATAGTGATCAAGCTGGTGGGTTAAATGGTTATGATTTAGTTGATTGGACCAGAACTACTACTAACGCGGATAATATAGTTTACTATTATAAAGAGGTATAAAATGGCAATTGATATAATAAAGATTAGTCCCGACAGTTTTAGAACTCTTTACCTCCGCAAAGAAGATAGAGTCATATTAAGAAGCGAAGCAGGCAAGCGAATTGTATTACAAAAAATCATCCCAGCTGAGTGGAAACCATATCGCATTTGGGATTTTGAGGAAGCAATAAATGACAATAAAAGAAATATTCAACTTATTGATAGAAATTTAGTATCAAAAATTGAAAAAGAAATTACGAATAAATTAAATGAGTGAATTTATTTTACCAGGACAATACAAGCTATTAAGTGCTGTATTAGTTTCCGATTCAGCTGCATCTATCGAATTAGGAGTTTCAGGTCAAGGAAATTCAAATGAATTTTCAGGCTTCATACCTGTTTTTGTGATTGAAGAATCTATTAATTCCGACTGCATAAAAGGTTATGCGGAAATAGTTGATAATATAGGTTTTCTTGAGGACTTGCCAATTCGCGGCGAGGAACATTTAATTTTTACTATTGAAGACGCTATGAAAAATCGTAGAATTTATCAAATGCGAATATATAAAATTCAAAATGTAGAAATTAACGACGCAAACGACGGCTTAAGATATGAAATTCACTTTGTTTCAAAATCAAGATTTAATGTAAGTGCACGGCGCATTACAGAACCTTTCGAAGATAAAATATCAAACATAGCATCAACCATTTTTAATAGTTATTATAGCCCTCCGCAAAATTCTTCGAGCTTAGTTGTTGAACCAACCGAAGGCATATTTCGCTGTGTAATTCCAAATTATACACCAGTCCAAGCAATGAATTTTTTGTCACAGCGTGCTTATAGCACATCAAGCCCATCGTGCTCTTTTAGATTTTTTGAAACAGTTCACAATCACTTTTTTGTTTCAGACGAATATTTAATTAATCAGGCATTAAAAAATGTTAACGACATTAAAGAATTTACTTATAGTGATGCTTTAGACAAATCAGGCGAAGAATATTCGCAGCAAATGCAAAATTTTATAACTATTAAAAACGAAGATCGCGTTAACACAATGAAAGATCTTGGTTCTGGCGCATATCGTAGCCACGTTATTGAAATAGATTTAGTAAGAGGCCGAGTAAATCTTCCTACTAAATCTACAACACACTCTTATAATTTTGAAACAGAAAAAACAAAATATCTGTCCACCTCGGGGCGTAATACCGATGAAGGTATTCATTCTCCTGAATTTAAAAGTACTTATTTTACTCAAGAAAACGAAAAACGTTATATGGTAATTCGTGATTATGCAGATGATAGCGGAGAATTTCAATTAAGAGGAAATCAGTTTCTTCCAGAAATAGTTGCAAATAGAACAGCTTATCGACATCATTTAAATAACACTATGGTCCATGCAACAGCTAACGGTAGATTAGATTTAAACGCAGGGGGCATGATAAATATTAAAATACCTCAATTTCTTGCCTCATCTAAAAAAGGATTAAATCCGCAACTATCTGGATACTATATGATAGATACGGTAACTCATAACTTTGTAAGAGATGTACACACTACTGCTCTTAAATTAATTAAGTACGACTGGAACACGACATGATGGAAACTGGCGTAGGGATTTTAAATCCTTTATTTTTTATAGGGGTTGTAGAAAATAACGTCGACGATCGCCTTGAAGGAAGAGTTCAAGTACGTGCCTTTGGAGTACATGGAACGACCCAGCAAGTACCAACTGAAGATCTTCCTTGGGCAACACTGATACATGGAAGTTACGACCCTAACGCTGAAATACCGCGTTTAAACTCATTTGTATTTGGATTTTTCGTTGACGGCCGTGATGCGCAGCAGCCAATGATATTAGGTTTAATTCCAACACAAATGACTGAAATAATAAATCCGGATTTGACAGGCTGGGGTAAAATACCAGAAACAAATTCTAGAATTCTCGCAAAAGGATCAATGCCACCTGACTTTGGTCAACCAGCAAATTCAAAATTGGCGCGCGGGGAAAATATTGAACAAACTTATGTTCACCAGCAGGAAATGTCTCGTGTAAAAGATATCGGTATTGCAGACCAAAACCCAGATAAAGCCGATAGCGGAGATCGAGAATTTTTTGCAGAACCAGCACCTGCATATAATACACAATACCCATTCAATAGAGTAATAGAAACGGCTAATCATTCTATCGAATTGGATGATACACCAGGCTCTGAAAGAATTACTATATATCACGGTGAAGGCTCTTATATCACGATTGATGCACGAGGAAGCACTATTCATAAATCTATTTCTGATAAAATGCAAATAAATGATAGAAATAATTATGTGTATGTAAAAGGTAGAAACATAGTTACTATAGAAGGCGATTCACAGGTTTTAGTAAAAGGAAATAAGATAGAAGAAATCACTGGCGATTTAATACAAAACGTTAGAGGGAATCATTATCTTTCTGTTGGCGGGCAATCTACTATTAATGCAAGTGAAGAAATTCAAATAAGAGGTGGAAAGCTACGTCTTGAATCAAATGTAGAAGGCATTAATTTAAAAGCAAATAAAAAAATAAATCTACAGGCTAATGATGATATTAATTTAAAATCGGAAATAATGTATTTTGATGCATTAGGTGATTTAAGTATTAAATCTGAGCACGTAAAAATTGGTGGAGAATCGCAGGTGAGTATCAGTGCTGCACTTACTGCCATTGATGATTACGTACGTATGGCAGAAGGTTTAGCGGTCGAACCAAATTCTGCAGGCGCAGGTTTAGCTGAAGCCGTAGACGCTCCAGAACCTGTAAGTAAATCTATAAGTACAACAAGAAACGAAGGCTACGATGGCGGCATGATTGGTTCGAGCGGTTATGCGTCACAAGATGAAGGTGAAGAATCAGTTAATTCATCGGCCGCAACAGAAACACCTAGTGAAGCTTCGACTTCTTCTGCAGCAGATGCAATTAAAAAATCATCTAGCGGAGTTAAAACATCTGTAGCAGGCCTCGAAAACGATCAAGCGTTTCAAACAAAACTTGCGGAAATGCAAAGTAAATATCCCGGCCTCGAAAAGCAGCAATTATATGCAATCATTAGCGGTGAAAGCGCATTTAATACTGCTGCATATAATCAAAATTCTGGAGCGTCGGGTTTGTTTCAGTTTATACCTGCCACGGCAAAAGGCCTTGGTTATACAACGAGTCAAATTCGTAATATGAACCCAACTCAGCAATTAGAAGTATATGACAAATATCTTGCAAGTGCTAAATATAAAGGTGGCGATCTTGGAATTATTCAAGCAGCTCCGGCTTATTATGGCCGTGGTGATAATTTTGAAGTTTACAAAAGAGGCTCAAAAGCATATGAGCAAAATCCGCCATGGCGCGGTTCTGACGGCAGGATCACAGTAGGAAGCATTAATGCCTATTATAATAAAAATTGGGGCCTTAGCTAATGTTTAAACTATTGCAAGTTCAATCGCGAATAAAT